CTTGCTATGACTTTGTAGGTGTTAAGGCGAAACAGTGCAGTAAGCCCTTTAAGAACACTTGCAGATACTCTCATACAGGTAGAGCTTGCCGACATTACGCCATTTGCTACAAGCCAAACCTGCTTTAATCTGCCAAAGATTACAACACCTCTGCCAATACAGGTGATTAAGCTACCTGCCACCCATGTTAAAGCGCCAAAGGCAATCTTACCACCTGCCATTACACCAAAGAGATATAACGCGCTCTTGGTCAATGTAGGGAACTTTTGCGCAAGATTTACGATCATTGTGCCAAGTTCAATGGCTTTGCCTAAAAGGTCATTCCATACAGGTAACAATTGCTGACCAATAATGATGGACAGAGCCTTCATATTGTTAGCTAAGATCTTCTGCTGAGCTTCAGCAGAGCTGTCAGCAATATCAGCATCTTTTTGAACACTGCCTTTATTGTCTGATGTAGCTGTATTCATACCAAGATCATAGTAACCAGCTTTGTTTGAAGACAACTTATCTACAGTAGCCAGTAACTCTTGGTTCTTACCAAAGATTTTAGACATGGTTGCCTGTTTTTCAGCTTTTGGCAACTTGTTTAAAGCATCTAAAACAGCAGAGATAGCAGCCTGAGCTGATTTAGGACCACCATTCATTGCCTGAGCTAATTTCTCGGCATTTATGCCTAGAGCATTCCAACCTTCAAGCTGATTCTTGGTTGCGCCCTTGCCCATTGTCAGAGACTTGATAAACAAGGTTTGTGAGGTAGATGCAGCACTTGCAGATGAAGACATCTTGGTGAATGCTGCTGATAAACCTACAATCTGATCATTGGTAAGAGAGGTGAATGATCTTACAGTAGTAGCAGAGTTCTGCATTACACTGATTAAAGAGCCCGCATCAGCCTGTGCAGCCTTTGATACAGAGTTGATAGTATCAAATAACTGTGTAGTCTTGTACATATCACCAGTTAACTGATCGTTAAACTGATTAAATGCGTTTGACACAGTATCACTTGACAGATTTAAAGCATCTGATGCGTTTGCTACAGCTACAGAGTAATCTTTAATCTGCTGTATATTCTTAGGATCTACAGTACCTGCTGTAATGCCAGATACCTGTATCTTCTGATACTCACCAACAGAAAGATCATCCTGCTTAGAAAGCTCCATGTTAATCTTCATGAGAGCTTCAGCTTTGTCAGTGTACAAAGCTAGATTTTTAGTTTGAGCATCAAAATCAATAGCATCGTTTAAAGGCTGTTGCACTGTCTTTAACATTGCATAGCCTTCTAGCATAGAAGTAGCCCCTGACATCCTTAAATTTTTGCCAGACTGCATGATATCCTGACCGTGATTTACGGTTTTAGATGCTTTTTCTATAGCTTCAACGTTCTTTTTTAAGATTGAATTTTGCTGTTCATACTTTTTAGAAAGCTCTTCTACAGACAAACCTGCAGTTTTGTTTTGAGACTCTAAATCACCTAACTCATTCTTAACTTTGTTAAGTTCATCTTTGTATTTGTCAGCTACTCTTTGTGCTTTATCAAAATTAGACTGCATTGAGGCTGTGACCTTGCTTGCAGTCGACATTTTGGTTTTAAGCTCTTCTACCTTCTTGGCATATTTGGCGTACTTGTCGGTTGCTTCAACAATTTCTTTACGCTTTGTGATTACAGCCTGTAGTTTTTCAATCTCACCTGCAGCAGTTTGAGTTTTAGTCCCCATTGTGCTCAGTTGAGTATTTACAAGCTTGATACTGTCATTAAAAGCTTTGCTGATTTTACCGGCAATGTTTAAAACAAGTTCGCGCTCAATAGCCATGGTTAGAACTTCCTTGGTTTATCACTTCCTGCTGTTTTTTTGTTCAGCAACAACGTCTTTGATAAGTGACATCAAGTCACCTAATGGAAGCGATTCTAATTCAAGATATGAAGAATGTAGGTACTGTGACATTCTTATAACTCCTCGTCTTAAAGTATGAAGCTGTTCTTCAAGAGAGGAGTTGGAATCAATACCTACGCTAGCAAAAAAGATGAGATTTGTAGAGTTAATGCAATGTAATCAGGGGCAGGTAACTGCTCAGCAAAAGCCAAAGGTTGTTTTGCTAAAGATGTTGCAATAAAAGCAGCAAACTTATCATCACCTGATATAGCCATTACAATATTACTTGCCTGTAATTTTTCTTGAGCACTGTCTTTTGTAGTTGCATAATCTCTTAAAAGCTTATGTAACTGAGAACCATTTAGATCTTCAATTGGAACTTCTAAAGATTCGTAAGTTTTACCATCATATTCATATGGAGTCTTAAAAGTAATTTTCATAATGGATATCCTTTAAATTAGTAACTTGTATTTGATAGTGTGCAGATGAGTTGTCAGGCTGAATCAGACAACCTGACAATCACTCCTTTAAGACAAGCCTAAGTCTTTGCGTACGCCCTCAAGGTAGTCAACGCCGTTGATTTTACAAATGTAGTTTAGTTTATCGATTTCATACTTATCTACACCGTTTACTTTGTACTTCACATAAATACATTCAGACTGAACATTCTCATTTGTAGCTACACTTGGTTCATAATCACCTGCGTCAAGGGCTAAAGTCTGAGCTTTTAAAAGATATTCTATAGGCTGTGTAGATAATTCGTGGGTGCGCGGATCAATAAATTGAGCAGAAGCTAAAAGTTTTAATTCATGAACTTTTAAAGCCAATAGTTCGACAGCTGCTTCGGTAGGTGCTCTCCAGTTCAAAGTTGTGGTCATAGATTTAACCTGACCTGGAACAGGTTGATTAAATGAACCAGCAATGCCAGAGCCTTTGATTTCTACTGTTTCATACTCAAACTTAGGCGGTGTCATTTTTACAGTTCCATAATATCTATTATTTCCCCCGTAAGCCATAAAGTTAATAAGTTCCAGAGGCTCGTTTAATTTTAAATCTGCCATATATCACCTCTTAATTAAATAGTTTTTTTAAATTTGAAGAGTCATATTCAAGAATGAACTCAATTTCACGGTTTGGAACAGGAGGAGTCATCTTGAGATGGAATCTAGTTATTCCATTGTTTAAATCAGTTAGAGGATTTTCATCTTCTAAAAATTCAATAGAACCTCCCAAAAGAATTTCTCTGCTTATATAACCGTTTAACATGATCCCTACACTATCAAGAACAGAATTAATCTGTCTGCGATTTAATGGACTATCAACTTTCTGCCAATATGTTTGTACAAGAATTGTTGAAATATAATTAAACATTCTGCGAACACATATATATGTGTCTTTAGGATCAGTGCTTCCTGGATATGCACCTGTGCGGTTGCCAAAGCAAACCCAACCGCTTGGCAAATTATTGGCTGTTACAATGCCCTGTCCGTTTAAGTGTTCTCCTTCTTTAGTGCCAAAGCAAATTTCTGTTCCATCAGATAAGCACATTCCAGTACATTGAAGTTTCTTATTTGAAGGAGATACATAAGGAATTCCCTCATTATCACTATCAACCTTAGCTAATAGAGCTGCCATCTGAGATGAATAATTGTAAATAGTGCCTGATAGATTTAAACAAGGCCATAAAACAATCTCATTAGATGAAGTGAAATTTGAGGTAGTTTTAAAAGCAGGAACATCGGTGTAATCTTTTACAGTAGAAGGAACATCAATTAGAGCAACTGCTTTGAACATATCAGAAAAGCTATCGGCCTTTGCTGACATAGCTGCTGCAACAGCTTCATCACCTGAGTATCGAGGGCAAACGATAATTGTAGGACCAACTCTAAACTTTGGATATACATTATCTAGAAGCTGTAAACCAGAGACATTTTTATTAGAGTCAATACCACCGATAATGTTTTCTGGGGTTACTTTGCTTGGATCTAATACTTCAGCAGCTACAACAATATCTGCATCAGTTGCTAACTTAAAATCAGTTGTAGAAGCATCAGTTAATGAAGTAACAACAACATAACCATCCTCATCAAACTCGGTTACATAGTCGACGCCTAAAACGTAAGGTTCAGATCCATCTTTACGAAGCACTAATGATGATAATAGAATGCCAGCTTCTTTGATGGTGGCTGAACCTGTCTTCTTATCAATAGTTAAAGAAGTTGTCTTAGCTGTTTCTTTATGTTTCTTAGGATCTAAGACGTTAACAAAAACGACTGGGGAAACATTGTATAGTTGGAAGAAAGTATACATAACCTCTGATAAGGTGTAATCATAGTTCTTAAATCCAGTATCTTTTAATGTTGCCTTCTGAAAACCAAAAGCTTTAACAGCTTCTGCGTAGTTGTAGCAGAGGACAGGTTTGTTAACGTTGTTTTCGTCTGCTTGATTGATAGGTGCAGTACCAACAACAAAAGGGATTGCAGAATCAACTTCTACAGGAGAAATCAGAGAAGTGGCTATTTCACTTGTTCTGACACCGTGTCTATATGCCATATATTAACCTCATTTAATTTGAGAAAGAAAAGTATTAACAACGGCATCAGGAATAGTTCTGACGTCGCCCACAGGAAAGATCATTGATGCAAGGGTTGGAGCTTTAGCTATTAAATCTTTAATAAAATCAGGATAGTCGGGACCTGAAAATAATAGGCCGTACTTAAGTCCAACTTTATTTACATTAGGACCAGCATAAATTCTAGGAAATTTAAGCTGTGTTTTGGACACAGATTCAGTTTGAGTGCTGACCTGATTAGAAGTGTCTACAGCTTTAATTTGCTGTTGTAATTGTTTACTCATGTTTATTTCTCCTTAAAATAATCATTTTTGTATAAAAAATTGTTTGAAGGTGCTGGATATTTCCATGTAGTAGAGAGCATTGCCTGCCACATTTTGGGGGCACCTGCTTGGGCAGATGCATCTGGAAAGATCCACTTGACATCGGATTCAGGAATGTAACGTTTATCTAAACTGCTTTCGATTTCTGATAGAGCTATCAGAAGTCGCTGAACAACGTTTAGAACCTCGGCATAACCTTCACTGCCGTCATGCCAAGATCCGCAATATATGTTTACAGTGGCATGCGCAAACTCTCTGTCTACTGTTCCAGCAGAAGGAACAACCAAAACAAAAGGATAATCATCGTTTTCACTCTGCCTTTTAGGT